GCTCCCAAGATGTGGTTTGGTCCTGCATACCCGAACAATAATACCAAAGACTTGTACTTAGAAAACTGGACTGTAATTTAATGGCTGCTTCACTTACTATCAACGATCTGAATGAATATTCAGAAAAACTAGAAGAACTGGTTGAGGATGTAAACTCTTATTCTACCTTTGTAGAGACAGGAACATCCTATGGTGCTAGCATCCAATCTGTATATCAATACTTTGAAAAGATGTGGACTGTAGAGTTGTCTGATGAATTGTATTCTTATGGTAAGGCAGTTACCAATCAGATTCCTCATTGCACTCATGTTAAAGGCGACAGTCTGATTGAACTTCCTAAGTATCTTCAGGGTCTTTCTACAGAAGAGAAAGTATTCTTTTGGTTAGATGCTCACTATTCTTCTATGAATACTGCAAGGAATCATCTTGACTGCCCTTTGATTGAAGAGTGTGTAGCAATTGATAAGAACTATCAGGGCAATAGTGCTATCGTAGTNATTGATGATGTCCGTCTATTCGGCACCAATGAGAACGAAGACTGGAGTTATATCAGTGAAGAAGGAGTTCAGAANTCATTCGAGAACTTTGANATTAAATTCTATGAGATTGTTAACGACCGACTCCTCCTGTATATCGTAAAGAAATGAAGAAAGATTTAAAAGACTGCACATTCATTATCCCTATCAGGATTGAGTCCAATGATAGGTTGAGGAATATCATTACAGTTCTCTGCTACCTGAACTCTGTCTTTGATACTAATATCATTGTCAAGGAGGTTGATACTGAGTCTAAGTTTGATAAACAGGCACTACCACAGATTACAGAATACTGTGGTGATGTATCTAATATCAATTATATCTTTGAGCAATCAGATGACCCTCTGTTCTTGAGAGAAAAGATTCTCAATGAGATGCTGATCCTTACAACGACAAAGGTCATTGTAAATTATGACTGTGATATGATTCTTCCTATTGATACCTATCTGGAATCATACCGTAGGATCGTGGAAGACGAGAGTGATATGATCTATCCTTATGGTGAAGGTCCAGGGTTCCTGTCTAAAGTTAATACCTCAGACACACTGGTATCTGACTTCTTGAATGATGAAGATTACGATCTGTGGATTCTAAAGAAGAGTTCTGTTCCAGACAATGCTGGATTCGGGTGGATTCAGTTCCTGAATAGGGATGTATACTTTGAAGGTGGTATGGAGAATGAGAACTTTATGGGTTCTGCTCCTGACGACTACGAACGCCACCATAGATTCAAGACCCTAGGATACCGAGTAGATAGAATCAACAGTGAAGTGTTCCACCTAGAGCATGCTAGGGGCATGAACTCTTATCCTCAGTCAATGTCACAGCACCCTTACTGGCAACACAACTGGGATCTTTGGTGTTATCTTGAGAAGTGCAACAAAGAACAGTTGCTTGAATACTATTCCAAACAAGAATATCTGAAAAAATATCAATGATTATTACATCTTGTCCTCTTCGAGTATCACTCTTCGGTGGTTCCACAGATAACCCATACTTCGTAGAGCAGTATGGACGTGGTTCTGTAATTAGTTTTACATCCAGTCTGAAGACCTATGTGACTATCACACAGGACAAGTTTGGTTTCAATAGAGAGCAGCACAAATATATCATCAACTATTCTAGAAGAGAAGAAGTCTCTAGTATTGGAGACATTCAGAACGAGGTTGTAAGGACTGTATTGCAGCACTATGATATGCCACCAGTTCAGGTAACTCTGACCAGCGATGCATATTCACAGGGCAGTGGTCTTGCATCCTCTTCTTCTTATACAATCAGTCTTATCAAAGCATGCACAATGTTCCTGGGTATTCCGATTACCGACAGTGATGCATGCAAACTCGCATATAAGTTAGAAAGAACTTATAACCCATACTGTGGATATCAAGATCCATACGGATGTGGTGTCGGTGGATTCAAGCGTATCAATTTCATGGGAGATGATTGTATCACCTATGAGTTCCTATCTACCGATCTATTTGACCACTATGATACACACCTTGTCTTTACGGGTGTCACAAGAAACTCCAAGAAGATTCTGAAGAATGTGACGGAGAACCTGGATAAGGTCAAACCTCTTTTGGAAACATGTGATGAAGCATACTACCTGCTTTCCAATAAGAGTTACAAGTGTTTCCTAAATCTCATGAGCAAGAGTTGGAGACAAAAGAAACAGACATCATCAACTATTGCAGAGAACGAGACCATTCAGATGATGGACTCTGCATTAGAACTTAATGATACTGTTCTAGCACACCGACTATGCGGAGCAGGCAATGGTGGGTTTTTCCTCACATTCTCTAAACCTGGAACATTGACAATACCATACGACTCTGTTAGAATACGAGTCGGAACTGATGGTGTCTATGGTAAATCCATTTGAAGAATATGTAGAGGCACTTAAATGCGCCCATGCACAAGAACAGTTTTTAAGATTTCAGGCAGCATTNAACTGCCACAATAGAATTATTATCCTAGGTAATGGCGGTAGCAGCAGCGTAGCATCCCATATCTCTCAGGACTATATGAAGTTCAGGGGTAAGAAGGTATCTATCCTCTCTGACCCTTCTATGCTTACTATGCTTTCCAATGACTTTGGGTATAAGAAAGCATATCAAAAATTCTTAGAGTATTATGTCGAGAATGATACTCTTGTAGTTATCATGAGTTCTGGTGGTGAATCCAAGAACATGCTTAACTGTGTGAATTGGTGTGAGGATAATAAAGTATCATACGGAGTGTTGACTGGGTTTGAATGTAATAATAGAATACGAACCATTGCAGTTAATTCTCTATGGAACTATTGGATTGATAGTAGGTCATATGGTGTGGTAGAATGTGTTCATCAAATCTTCCTACACGGAGTGGTATGAAATATTGTTTTGATTTAGATGGGACTATCTGTGATACTCCCTGTGACCCTGATGGNCANAATCAACGATACTGGGATGCACTTCCCATTCCCTTTATGGTAGAGACAGTCAATCGTCTTTACGATGAGGGACATTATATTATCATTATGACTGCCCGTGGTAGAGGGTCAGGTAAGAACTGGACATCACAGACTGAGAAAAGTCTAAAAGACTGGGGTGTGAAGTATCACGAACTGGAACCTATGTTCCATAAACCCACTGCTGATATCTTCATTGACGATAAGGGTGCTAATGTATTCGATTGGATTCTTGGTCAACCACAAAGAAAAGGAATCATTGCAGGTGCCTTTGATGTAATTCATCCAGGGTATGTTCGTATGTTTGCTGATGCAAAGAAGTATTGTAATCATCTAACTGTTGCACTCCACGTTGATCCTTCAACCGAGAGGGCACATAAACTGAAACCAGTGCAGACTGCAGACGAACGTAAAGAGATTCTCCTGGGTATGCGAGACATTGATGATGTTGTGTTTTATAACATTGAAGAAGAATACCTTGCACTCCTAGAGAGTGGCGAGTATAATGTGCGTTTCNTGGGTGACGATTATTCTGATGGAAGTTATAGTGGGGTTGGTTTGGGTATTCCAATTACTTGGTTGCCTAGAAACCATGAGTACTCTAGTACTCGATTAAAAACATTGATTCATAATTCTATTATGCCAAGGAGACATGAAAAATATGATTAAGAGTTTAGTCACGGGTGCTGCAGGTTTTATTGGATCGAATCTGGTTGACTATCTCATTGAGCAGGGGCATTATGTTGTTTGTATTGATAATGAAAGTGCAAATAACAATGACTTTTACTGGAATAGTAAAGCATATAATGTGAAGGCAGACATTTCCAGTTATGGAGATATGAGAGAGCACTTCGATGGTATTGATTATGTCTTTCATCTTGCGGCAGAGAGTCGCCTACAACCTGCTATTGAGAACCCTATCAATGCAGTCACTAAAAACTGTGTGGGAACCACTGTGGTTCTTCAATGTGCAAGAGAAGCAGGTGTGAAGCGGGTAGTATACTCTTCTACATCATCTGGCTATGGTGGTAATCGTTGGCCTAATGTAGAGACACAACCTGATGATTGTCTAAACCCATACTCTGTGTCCAAGATTGCAGGTGAGAAACTATGTAAGATGTATACTGACCTTTATGGTTTGGAGACAATATCCTTGAGATACTTCAATGTATTTGGTGAGCGGTCTCCTACTGTTGGTCAGTATGCACCAGTCATTGGTATCTTCCAGAGGCAAGCAGCAAGTGGTGATGCACTTACTATTATCGGTGATGGGTCACAGAGACGTGACTTTGTTCACGTTAAAGATGTAGCAAGAGCAAACTATCTTGCAGCAATTTCACCTATCTATCATATGTTGGGTCATGTATTCAATGTAGGTAGTGGTAAGAACTATTCTATTCAAGAGATTGCTAACGTCATCTCTGATAACCAGGTACACTTACCCGAACGTTCTGGTGAGGCATCAACTACTCTTGCAAATATAGATAGGATTGGTGAAATCATTGGATGGAAACCAGAAATTGATGTGATGGAATGGATCAAAACTAATGGATAAAAACAAGTCAGCATATAAACTCAAAGGTCTCCCACCCGTCTACTATACGAATCTGGATAGGAGTCCAGAACGTCAGAAGTATATGGAAGACCAGTTCAAATACTGGGAGATTGAGAACTATACTCGTATTTCTGGATATGATGGTACTGGTGAAGACGACCTGAGCGGTATCCTGAAGGGTCGCTATCCTGATCAGATGGGTCCGACTGACGTTGGATGCTGTACATCACACTTGAAGGCAATTCATCATTGGTATACTACCTCTGATACTCCTTGTGCGATTATCATGGAAGACGACTGCGACCTGTCTGTAGTAAAGAACTGGCCATTTACTTGGAAAGAGTTTTATGCAAGGATGCCATTTGATTATGACTTGGTTCAACTTGCTGTGATCAATCCTGGTGCTCTGCATGTAGCATTGCATAAGAGATTCGTCAATGACTTCTCTACTGCTTGCTATATGATTACAAGACATCATGCTAAGAAACTGATGGACTTGTGCTATAGAGACGGCAAGTATAAACTTGATTACAAGGCAAAACCAAGATGCAATTCAGAGCACCTGATTTATGAGTCTGGTAACAGTTTTGCTATGCCTGTCCTGTTGTTCTCCCCACCACATCTTGAATCTATGATCTGGAATAAGGAGCACATTGATACATTCCATGTTCCAAGTCGAGATGGTCTGCGTCAGTGGTGGACTAATGAAGCATCTAAACTTGAGAACTGGGAACAACTATTTGAATACGATCCCTATATGGGAAGATTACCACCCGTGGAGCAAAAGTAAAAATGGATTATACCCTACCACCACTTTGTATTAGAAGTATTGAACCTGCTGAAACGCCAGGTAAAGTACTTGTAGATATGCCATCTCTATGGAGAGATAGTGATGCAGTAAACCCTGTAGAACTTCATAAAGAAATAGTTGACTCTATTATGAGTGAACCTTATAGTGTACCTATGTGCCCACCAGGATGGCCCAACCCTCCTATTGTTGAAACGGAATGAAAAAATACTTTCTGACCATCGTTACTCATCCAGCAGTTCATTATAATGTGATCAGTATTGGATTACTTATTGTAATAGGATTACTACACAACCATGCACACTATGCGATGAGTAATGATCCTGATGCGTATGTGTTTCAGTGGTGTAAGGCCAATCCAGAACGATGTACTTATAGACCAAAATAATTGAGGAATACTAATGATTAGTCCGTATTACGTTGAAGAACCAATCACTTATAGGAAGGTAGAAGTTCCTGAAGTGATACTATATTACTGTGATGATTTCACGTATGATGCTGATAGACATGATCTACGGTACATTGATTGTGTGTATATGCACATGGGAGACTATGGAAATGACCCAAAACTGCTTGAAAAATTAAGAAATACACCTAGACCTATTTTTGAATAGTAAATAATATGTCGCTAAAAACATCGATGTCTAAGAATTTTGTATCCAAGGATGAACTCAAGTGCCGTGTCATGAAACTGAAGTATCAGATTGACGGAGAAACAACACCCTTTCAGGCAGAGAAAGAATTGGCACACCGATATCTGAACTATGTTTTGAATGCTCTTGAAGAGTATAGGGGTTGACACCACAAGAAAGTTCGGTTATACTAGAAAAGTACGTCACGAACAATGTATAAATACCTATTCGTGACGCGCATTACGAACTGTTACAGTTTCAACGCCTCAACTAATCGCCTAGATTCTGTGCTATAATATCCATAACGAGACAAGTCGATGTCTCTACTCATCTGCGGGTAACCATTCCGCAAGTAACTAAAGGTAATTCAAATGATCAAATCTGTATTCGCAGCAACTGCTGCTCTGTCCATGTCCGCAGGCGCTGCCCTTGCAGGTCCATACGTCAACGTCGAAACCAATGCTGGTTGGGTTGGAGATGACTACTCTGCTGCCACGACAGACCTTCACGTAGGATACGAAGGCGACCTGGGTGCTGCTTCATACTACGTGCAAGCGGGTCCTGCAATCATCGCTGTTGACGGTGAAGAAAGCGAGACTCAGTTCTCTGGTAAGGCAGGTGTTGGCGTTCCTGTAACCGACCAACTTGGAGTATATGGTGAGCTGTCATTCCTGACTGCTGACGACTCCGATAACAACGGTTACGGTGGTAAGTTGGGTGTCAAGTACTCCTTCTGATATACTGATATATTGTATCGTGTGGGGGCAATGCCCCCTTTTTTTAACTTATGATTTTAGAAACTATTTTGGCACTGAGTGCCGTTGATTATGACCATCTTGCACGAGCAGTGCAGGTTGAGGCAGCAACTGGAACTAACGATGAATACTGCGTTGCAGTTTCCATTCTTAATAGAGTTAATTCTCCGGCATTCCCTAACAATGTTGCTGACGTAGTTTATGCTCCTGGACAATACGAAGGTTTTATTTACCGTCGTCCAGCTGCTANACCTAGTGTTGTTGCTAGGTTAAAGAACACAGAAAAACTTATGGAAGCATACTCGATTATTGGAGACAGAACCAGTTTCAAAGGACAACGTATGTTGCCTTATCGTGTAGTTGCAGAAGATCCAATGTGTGATCGTAAAGGAAACTTCTATCATCATCACTGGCAGTCATGATCAGTCGCTTCAAGTCTCTTATCAAAAACGTTGTTGGTATTTCAACAACTAAAATAGAATGTTCAATTGACGAGGAAACAGTTGATTGTAAAACATTCACTCAACCTTATGTTGGTGTTCCTGCACCATCAATTCTTAAAAATGATGTTTGGTTTGGAGAACCGATTATGAGTGAACAACAAAAAGAAATTGCTGATGATATCAGTGTGAATATGGATGGAGGAGTTGGTGGTTCTTGGAAAGTAAATAATGAACCAGAAAATATTCATCAAGTAATGTATGAAATATCTACTAAAAATAGTAATACATTAAATCAAGGTGGATCAGAAGCATTCCAAGAGAATGTAACTTAATTAAAAATTGAATTTTTTATTATGAAAACACTTTTATTCAGTCTACTTGCTTCAGTTGCACTAATCTTTCCTACACTTGCACATCAAGAGGAAGAAACTGTCTTCTATACTTATGAAGCAATGGATTGCATGCGAAGGCAAAAATGNACTGTTGGTGTAGACGCAGTAAATGTTCTTGATTATTATAATGATGATGAGGTTAGGACTATCCTGACTAATCTTAATCAGATGGGAGTCAAGGTTTATGCATCAAATCCACAGTATTTTGTGGATGATTATCATGCATTATATTACGCTGACTCGAATACGATATATCTGAACAAGGGATATACTGATGAACCTGAAATGTTCATCGAAGCATTGCGTCATGAAGGATGGCATGCTGCTCAAGATTGTATGGGTGGTGGTATGCACAACTCAGATATTATGCCTATGCTTGCATGGGATTTAATTCCTGCTGATGTTGTTCAAGACACCTTTGACCGATATGGATTCGATCCTGATACTGTTAGGATTGAACGAGAAGCAGTCCTAGCAATGACCAGTCCTTGGATGACCGTTGACGCATTAGAAGCATGTAACTCAGATACTCCAATCTGGGAAACATATCCCCCACCAAAAAAAACTTGGAGTTATCTCTACTGGAACGGACACGTTAGTTATCATGACGGAATCTAAAGCACCAAAAATTCAAACTACATTTGAAGGATGTTACAACTATAATAAGTTGAAAGCAGAAGGTATGGTTGACGATTGGCGATACTCTGAAGAAAAACTGGAACTGAGGCAACACGTCTATACTATTCTTTTGAATAAGTTTGGCGGTTTAACTCAAGAAAATGGTGAACCAGTCTGTAGTATGGAGAGTATCCAAAACTGCTGTCACGACTGGGTTTCTCAAGGGCATGTAAATAGTAATGGAATTGTCAAATACTATGAGGCATACTACAAATGAAAAGATTATTTACAGCGGCGGTTGTTGCGGCAGCGGTTGCCCTACCTGTCCATTCCGCCCCCCTCAAAGATAGTGAGTACTTTACAATGCATTCTATGGGATGCATGTTGCTTCAAGAATGTATAGAAGATATCAATGAAGTTAAGTCCATCTCAGATATCAATTCTGAGATACCTGCTACTAATTACGACATTGTTGCTGTTGAGTTCAATTCTCTTATCGGATCACTTAATAAAGTCGGAGCTAAGGTTTTTCTAGCAGACCAAAAGTATTTCCCTGTGGGACACCGTGGAGTATATCATACTGTCAGTAATAATTTCTTCTTGAATAAAGCATACATGAATCGACCTGGAATGTTGATGAGTGTTATGCGTCATGAAGGATGGCATGCAGCACAGGATTGTATGGCAGGTACTATCGATAACTCTTTGATTGCTATCATTCTGCCTGAAGATTCTGTTCCTCCACTGTATCAAGAAATCGTAAAATCAACATACAGAGATCAACCTGGAGCAATTCCCTGGGAGAAAGAAGCATACTGGGCAGGTAAAACTGAAGGTATGACTGCCAAGGCACTTGAGTCTTGTGCCCGTGGAACCATGTGGACTGACTATGAACCAACACCATTGACACGTAAATACTTGGTTGAAAAAGGTTATCTCTCTAAATAGAGTTGCCTTACCAATTAAATATGCCCGAAGAAGTCAAGAAACCTGACGAGAAGAAGAAAGGTTTTCTTAGTAAAATTAAAGAGGCAGCAGATGATAAAGAAGAGCAGCTTGCTATACTTTCTACTTTTGTTAGGCTTGGCATCCTTGTTTGGAGTGGCGGAATACTCACGTTGGCGTACATCAAACTTCCACCAGCACTGGGTATTCCCGAGCAAAAACTAGATCCAACTTTTATCGCAAGTGTCTTTACTGGGGTCCTAGCTACCTTTGGTGTTCAGGCAGCAAAGAAAGCAGGTGAAAGTGGTAGTAGTGGTGGCGGATCTGCTATCACTAAGGACCAGATGGAAAAACTGATTGAGAAAGCAGCACAAACTGCACCACATCAGACTCTCCGTATCGAGCAAGCACCTGTAACTCTGAAGGTTGAGAAGGCAGAAGAACCTTACAAAATGTAAGTTATGATTAACAAACGATCTCCATTTAAGTGGGCGGCACTGACAGTAGGGACACTGTTCGGTGTCGCTCATATTGGTTTATTGGGACATCTTATTGGTAGGGATAAACTTCCTATCATAAATTTACCTGTGGGTGACTATACCTCATATAGTGTAGAAGCAGGTAAAGACGGATACAGTATAGAATATAGTTCTAATGATCCCAAGGTCATGGGAGTTAGGAGAAATATTAATAAGAACAATGGGTTGTTTGGTATTGGCGGCAACTCAGTAATTGTAACTGAAGAAGAATATACAATGGATGGGGCAAGGCATCTAGGAGGTGCTGAGGGAAAGTTAACTGCTCAAAACCTGGCATGCATCAAAGCGGAGGGCGCTGGAGAATCAACCGGAAGAATGGTAGGTGCTAGTGTTGCATCAGGCATTGCTCCAATCTTTACAGGTATCCCATATGTTGGTTGGTTGATATCTGGTTGGATGGTAATGTTAGGTCAAGATACTGGTGCAGATGTAGGTGCGGAAATAGCAACAATGCAAATGGAATGCGATGAAGATTGATATAGATATAGAGGATTACACAATAATCCTAAACTCACTTCACTACTATAAAAAAGTAGAGAAGAGGGGTAACTTNAAACAATATGATGAAGAGCGTATTAACGCATTGAGAGATAAGATTGCACAACAACTTGTGCCAAGTTCAAAAATTGATTTTAATTTATGAGTGCTTTATTTGTATTTGCTTTTATAATACTACTTACTGTAGGGATGGAATTGACCTGGCCTGTTA